TCCCTGACAGCCTGTTTCAACTCTTGCCGAGTTTTCGCCGTGATCTCACCGTTCACCGTGATCTGGATCGCATCCTTCCCGATCACATACTTATTAGTAAACGACTCTGCGGCCGCGAGTTTCGCTGCCGTCGTCCCAGTCGCCAACTCCGCGCCGATCTTCCCGATCGTCGCCGTCGGTGTCGCCAACTGTGCGAACGAAGCATTCACAGACTTCCTCGACACCGTGTCTTTCAGCAGGGCCTCGGCATATGGGAGGCCAGCGACGGGTCCCTGGGCGATGATGTCGGACAGGGCCGCGCCGTTCAGTTTCCCTTGCAGTTTCCCGATCGCGGCCGCGAACTGTTTGATCAGCCCGAGTCGTTGTTTCACGTTCGCGGCGATCCCGCGGCCCGTGATCGGTCCCTCAGGATTGAACGTCGAAATCGCGGCGTCTGCTTTCGCCGCGTCAACGTATCCGCGCCGGATGCTTCGGAACTCGTCCGACGCTGCCTTCGCCTTCGCCAGATTAGATGTCAGGTCCCCGAGGATCCGATCGGTCTCGGACTTCGTGCGTTCCGCTAGTCGTTTCGCTGCGTCAGCCGCTGCTGATGCTGCGTCAGCGCCAGCCTGTTCTGCGTCCGCCTGGGCTTGATTCGCGGCGTCGATGATTCCTTGGATGACATTCTTAAACCTGTCCGGCTGGACACCGAGCGCCGCTCCGTAGGGATCGACGACTGACATGGTCCCGACGATCGGGTTATAGGATACAGTCTTCGCCGCGTTCTGCCATGACGACGAGTAACGGTCCAGCGCGGTCGCGGCCGTCGTCGTGAGTTCGATCGAGTCGCCCATGTAGATGCCGATGATCTTCCCCAACACCTGCAACGGCATCAGATCATTGGCATACAGGACGCCGACCGTGTTTGACCACGCCTGACCAAGTTCTGCCAACAGTGCAGCCAGTTGACCGATGCTGCGACCTGTGTCTTCCATGGTCTGCTGCATGTTCTTCAGTTCTTCGGCCGTCGACTTCGTGACGTCCGTCGTGTTGAAGAAACCCGCGAGGAAACCCGCACCGAACGCCTGCTGCGTCTCCTGGGCGACCTGAGACAAGATCGCCAACTGCCCCGAATAGGTCTGCGCTGCGGCCGCAGCCGACCCGCTGAACTGGCCTTCGAGGGACGCGACGACCGCTGACAGGTCTTTGTGCGCGATCGCGGTGGCGTCGATCGACGGGATAAGCCGCTTCAGGGCGCTGAAGTTCCCTGACTGCGCCTTCGACAACGCACCCGTGACCGTGCTCAACGACTTCCCAGACCCCGCCGAAACGTCGAGCGCGAGTTTCAGGAGATCCTGAGCCGATGCGACATCCCGCGTCACCCGGACGAGTTGCGTGAACGATGCCCGAAGTTCGTCGTCCGAAACTCCCGTCGCGAACTGCATCGACTGTATGAACGCGTCGAGTTCTTTCATGTCGAACGCGACGCCGAGGTTCTTCAGCGTGATCGCGAGGTTGGCGAGTTGCTTTTCTTCCTCGGCTGCGGCCTTCACAGCGTCGACGCCCAACTGGATCGCCATGTATCCGATGGCGGCACCAGCGGCAGCGGCAGCCGGTCCAGCGTTCTTCTTTATGCTGTCGCCGAGTTTGCCCATCGGCCCCGACGCCTGCTTCGCGTTGCGCTTCAGTTTGTCTAGGTCACGCTGGAGTGTCTTGACGTCTTTGTCGTTGTATTCGGTGCCGATGACGAGCGCGAGTCCCGCCGACCGTGATCTAGCGGCCATTTATTCGCCTCTCAATGACTTCAGCGGCCCGACGCACGCCCGCCTCCAGTTCGTCCAGTGTCGCCCTGTAATGCTTCCGCAACGCTGGGACAAGGATACGGCCCGAGCGGGCGCCCTTGCGGGACTTGTTTACCGTCGACAGGCGCGACCGCAGCCCCCGACCCTGCGGGCTGATGCCGTCAGTTTTCGTGAACGCCGTCCCATAGACCACGCCCGCACGATCCGACATCGTCAAAGTCAGACGCCACGCCCGCCGCGTCGACTTGATACTCGACTTGATGCCGCCCGGGTTCCACGCAGGCCAACCAGGGGAAACCCTGCCACGGTTCCATGTCCCGTCAGGATTTAGGCGGAACCGTGGCGTCGGTTCCCTCGACCCCCAGCCCGTGGCCTCATCGGGACGGTTCGGAACGATCGACCGGGCCTCGTCGCGAATCTTGCGTCCCTGCTTGCTCAGAGCGCTGTTGACTTCCTTCTCGACCTGCGTGTCGAGTTTCGCGATCGCTTTCTGTACCTCAGACGCTCGACGCAGGTCGACATAGAAACCACGGTCACCGGTCGCCATATGCTCTCGCCGCCTCCAGTGCCTTCCAGCGCAGGTATGCCTTCATCGTGAACAGCATCCGGTCATCCTCCGCTAGTAGTTGCGTCGGGGCGATCCCAGTTTCACAGGCGATGTATGCGATCAGCCAGTGCTGGGAGTGCTCTCCAAAGGGACGAGTTCAGAGTCCTCCTCGGCCCCGTAGCCGACCGAGTCAAGACGGTCGATCCACTGGTCGAAGTCCTCGCCCGTCTGTTGGCGGCGACGCAGTGACGTCCACGCGAGGAAACACAAATCTTCGAATCGTGCTTCGTCGCCGATGCGGACGATAGACCGGTTGAACTTCCGTTCGTAGGCGATGAAGTCCGGCGCCGACGCTATGCAGTCGACGCCGGACCCATCGGCGTATGTCACTTTCAGGGCGATGCGCATGGGGCTGGATCCCTTCGGTGTTAGGCGGTGGCGCGGACGACGGTCCCAGTGATGGGCCACGTCACCGACTGGGTCGCGATATCGCCAACCTGACCGGAGAACGGGTTTACCTGCGTCACGAGGGCCGTGAACGTGTAGGTCGGGTTTCCGGTGCCGACGGCCGCTGTTCCCGGCTTGATGACGATCTGCGCCGTGGACCCGAACTGTCCCCACAGGAGTGCGTCAACGTCAGCCGTTCCGCCCGTGAATCCCTGATACCAGGTCATGGTCACGGTCGCCTGCTTCATTCCAGCGATTCGTGACCGCCAGGACTCGCCATAGCCCGTGGTCTCCTGCTCATCTGCCTCGATGGACAACTCGCACGCTGACACGTTTCCGCTGACCGTTCCAGCCTGATACGTGATCACGTGCGTGTCCGTCGTGTACTTCGCCATGTTTCGTTTCCTTTCTTATGCGTAGACCACGACGGTGATGTTCGCGGCCAGATAGGTAATGTCACCGACGTTTAGCGACCCGTAAGAAGTCACTTCGGTAACTCTGAGGGCCTGGGCTTTCCCGCCCAGCGTCCGGTCCCCTTGGATCGCGACCTTGATCGACGATGATCCGGACGGGTTTAGGTAAGCCTCTAGACGGTTCTGTGACGTTCGTTCAGCGACACGACCGGCGAGGACGAGAATCGTGAACTGGTATTCGTCGAGACCCCGGGCGAATGCCGTGTCATACGTGATCGAGTCGAGGTTCACGATCGCCTGAGGCGGGTTGGGGTTGTCCGGTTGGGTCGACGCGGCCCGTAGCCCCGAAATAGTTCTTAGGCGGACCGCGAGCCCTTCGCGTAGTTCTTGGACGGTGGGCATTAGGCGAGGTTTTCCATGCGGCGGAAATCCTGCACTAACTGCTGAACGTCGGGATCCAGTCCACGTCCGACGCGCATGACGCCCATGTCACCGAAACCTGCGACACCGAGGGGAGAGTCGAGCCGCTTGAACAGCCGCATCCCCGTAATGATCGTCGCCTGCTTCACCGACGTCGGGATCGCAGTCCAGCCCGTCAACCCGACAACCTTGACCGTCGCGATGTCGTGACTCATCGGGAACCAGTAGTTACCGATGGACCTGATCGTCGTGTACGGCATCGCGACCCCAGCCGACCGGCCGTTCAACGGTTCCAACTGATAATCGGTGCCATAGGTGAGGGTCGTGTCGAACACTCCGTCGGCGTTTGTCGAGATTGAAACCGTGACCGCTGTCCCCGGGAGATCCTGCACGTAAGTAATATCGTGGCGCTGGGGGGCGTAGATATAGGTTGCTGTCCCACCGTTGTAGAAGAACCTGGCGCAGTAGTTGTCGATCTCGCGGGACGCAGACTCGACGGACAACTCCAGCAAACTGTCGTCCGTGGTGTCGTCCGTCGCGATACGCAGCGCCGCCTTCATCTCGGCCAGCGTGCAATATCCGTTCGTGATCGCCATTTAGCCCATCCCTAGGGGTGTCGCCATGCCCTCACATAAGTGTGCAGGATGGGCTGCCAGTGGCGTCGAGCCAACTCCAGCCCCACCCCCAAACCCTTCCCCACGTCCGCACGATTGTCGTCGACCGCGACGATCGACCCCGGCCCGAGCATCCCCCACGCGGCGTCCAGTTCGGCCCGGTGATGATCGATCGATGGACGCGGGTTCTCCCAGTCGATGTCGTACGAATCGAGATAAAGCAGGTCGACCTGTCCGAACTTGTTGACGACGTATTCAGTGACGCGTGGCAGCCACACAAGACTGTCGCCGTGATGCACCTGAACACGTGCCGACACGAGTGACCGGGTCACGTCGACCGCTTCGGCGTCGATATCGCACGTCCACACTTCCCCGCCGACGGTCGTGACGATCGCATCCCACACACGAGTCGATTGACCGTCTCCGGCCCAGTTGTCGACCTCGCGTGTCGCCCCCGTTTCGACGATCACGACGGGCCGATGCAGGGCCGTGAGCGTGTCCCAGAGGGCCGAGAACGCGGCCGCGCGTCCACCCAAGGATGGCAGCCGTTCGTCCAGCCACGCCCGTCCCACAGGGTCTAGATGGGTCACGGCAGCATCCGGTCAATCGCGGCCAGCGCCGGTCGCCAATAGTCGACGAACACGCGGTCCGCGTCGAACTGTCGCCCGAACTCGACCGCCCGATCCGACGTTTCCCCATACGTCCGCGACGCCGACTGTTTCAACGCCTCGACCATTGAGGGGACCGACGGGTCGATCCACCACGACTGCTGCATCGGATCCCAATCCGGCTGACCGTCGACCACCCACCCGTCGCCGACCAGTTCAGGCATGGCCGTGAAATCGCTGGTGATGATTGGCGTCCCGCAGGCTTGCGCCTCGATCGCCTGGACGCCGAACCCTTCGCCCTTGCTGGCGTGAAAGAAAACGTCGGCCCCGGTGTAGCACGCCGCGAGAAACTCGGACGACAACGGTTTCCGATACGCGTATTGATCCACGAACCTGACCCGGTCGAGGGGGATGTCGCACGCCGCGAGCAGGTGGTCGAAGTTGATTCCACCCATCCCGCCGTGTCGCTCGGTGTGCAAATACAGCCACGCATCGGGGTTTTGGGATGCGAATATGCGCCACGCCAGCAGCATCCCGGGGAAGTTTTTACGCGACGGATAGATCCCCTTGTTAGCTCCGGCGATCATCGTGACGTGAGCATCCTCGGGGACACCCATCAGGGCGCGACCCGTCACCAGTTCCCCGTCGGCCGTCGCAAGCGTCGGCGTCGGCTTGAACGTGTCCGCGTCGAGCGCGTGCGGCACATACACAGATTCGATTCCGACGTTCGTGAGCATCGCCTGACCGAACCTAGACATCGCGATAGGTAACACGTTCGGACGTTTGCACCAGTTCACGACCTCGGGCGGCGCCGGGGCGTGGTCGATGGGAACCCATGACGCGATCGGCCAGTCGGACCACTGCGGACCCTTGTAGACCCAGCAGTCATAAAGCGTCATCAGTAGCGGCTTCAGGTCGGGATCCGTCGAACCCGTCCACCATTCATGCATCTGCGCCGGGATCACGTCGTTTGAGTATTGGTCGAATCCTCGGGGAAAGACAGGGAATCCTGCCCACTCACTGTTGCAGCCTTCGAGTCCGTAGTTCGCGGCGATCGCGATCTCGTGACCGTCGGATCGGGCGCGGACTGCGAACTGCGCTGTCTGGACCCCGTAACCGGTGGACGCCCACGGCGCGTTTGAGGTGATGAGGAGTCGATAGCGGGGGTCATCGGATGGGCGTGGCCCGAGCGGACTAACAGGTCCGCTATCGCCGGGTCGAGGTCGCTCTGTGCGTTGTGAAGGATTACCTGCACGGGGCATCGTCTTTCCCTTCGGAGGCTGAACTATCGGGGGCTGGTGGACTCGGTGGGGGTGACGCCTGCGCCTGGCACGCCACCCCCACCGAGGACTAGATCAGGCTGTTCCGCCGCGGAACGCCTTGACGTGCGCCTGCTGGCCGAGGTTGCCGTCGACCCGGATGGTCGCGCGGATCGTGACGAGGTCGGACGCGAACGCGTAGTCGCTCGACGAGTCGACGCGGATCCCGCCAACCTGCCGGACGTAGTACGACGGGAAGTGACCCGCAAGGACGGACTTCACGCCAGTCCCGGCAGCTGCGACGTGCGGGTTCTCGATCAGCGGGAAACCCAGCAGCCGGTCAGGGGTGGCAGCGTCGAGCGTCGGGGTGAACAGGTACTCACCCGACGTGGACGCCTTCAGGCTCCGCAGCGCCGCGATGTTGGTGGCGGACGTCATGAACCCGAAACCGGGAAGACGACGGGCCGCACCATCGACGGAATAGAGGAGGCTGATCAGGTTGTCGCCCGTGAACGCGCCTGTGGTCGCGGTCGCTCCGGTCACACCGGTGCCAGCCGCGACGACGATTCCGGTCGGCTCGACCGTGCCAGTGCCCAGCGTCAACTTGCTGTTCACGGCGTATCCGATCGAGTTGCCAGCCTGCATCGCGACGAATCCCATGATGTCGATCGAGGAGTCCTCAACCATTTCGCGGGAAACCTGCACGAGGAACGCGTACTTGTAGGCCGACAGGGTCATCTTCCCGAACGTCGGGTCGCTCTCGTCGATGCTGGTGCCCTCGGCGAACTTCGCGGCCGTCGACCACGCCGACTGCGTCGGGAAGACGAAGTTCTCGCCGCCCGTGGTGTTCAGGACCGTGACCACGTTCGGATCGAGCATCGGGCCGACGAGTCGCGCCTGGTCGATGACAGCCCCAGCGAACGTCTGCGGCACGGGGGCGTTGCTTGTTCCGGTCGTGATGTCGCGACGCTCGGCGTCGAACATGTGGGACCGGACCTCGCCCTTCAGCAGCGACCGCAGGATGTCGCGCTCGGATGATGCGGTGCGAGCCTCAGCAGCCGGACGAACAACGGACTCCAGTCCGCGCATCTGCTCGGCGATCTCAGCCTCGCGACGCTCAGCAGCGACGAGGTCGTCGATCTGGCCCTTCGTGGCATCCAGGTCATTCATCGCGCGCGTGTAAGTTTCGTTCTCCTCGGCGGTGAGGTCACGCTTTTCAGCGGCCGCACGGTCGAGCAGTTCGGTGGTCTGTGACCACGTGTTCTGGCGCTTCTCGACGAGACGCTTCATGTATTCGTTCATGGTGGGATCCTTCCGGGATCGACTTAGGTGATGGCGCAGTCGATGCCCAGCGGCTCCGCACGGGCGGCTACAGTTTCGCGGCCAGTTCCAGTCGCTTCCGTAGTAGATCAAGGCTAACGGCAGGGTCGGCCGAGGGCGCTGTATCTGAGACGACGTCGGCAGGCTTCAGTCGCCCCACGATCGAGCCGATCAGGTCCGCCTGATCGGTCGACAGGGACTGCCCAGCCTCCAGCGCATCGAGCGCCGACCCGATCTGGTCGGGATCCAAACCAGTGACGTCCGCGAGTCGATCGATCGAGCGGACCGACGCCGAAGTCGCGCGATACGCGGGCATCGTCACAATGGAAACCTCATGCAGACGCACCGAACGCAAGGTCCGTGACATGCCATCCTCGGACCACGTGTCGCCATTCTTCGGAACCGAGAAACCGAACGACATCGAGTCGACGATTCCGTCGCGCAGCAGCACCGCGAGATCGCGGCCGTCAGTCGTGTCGGGGAGGCTGGCGTCGACCCGCAGCCCGTGGCCGTCCTCCGTCAAGGTCATGGACTTGTTTCGGGTTCGTGCCAGCGGGTGGGCGAAATCGTGATTACGCAGCAGGTAAACGTTATTCCGGCTGCGAATGGTGGACGCGAAAGCGCCCGGGGCGATCCGCTCGATGAACGGCAGAGGCTCAGACGGAGAGTCGAACACTGCGGCGTATCCGCTGAACGACATCCCATCACCACCGGCCCGCACCTCGATCGACTCTGTGAACGCCCGAATCTCAATCT